TTCTGATTTCGTACATATACGGATTTAGGAGCTGACCAACGAACAATACCCTCATAGTCGCATACAACAGTAATTGACTTCAAGTTTACTTTACCTGCTAGAGCAATAGCATTAGCAAATGCAATAACTTCACCTGCCACATTACGAGAAACTGCAAAATCCTCTCTATTGCCATGAATAGTACTGGTATTTAGTAAGTTCTTTTTAGAGTCGTAGATAGCGACTCCACCACCATAGACACCAGTCTTTGAGTTGAAAGAGCCGTCTACTACAAAGATTGTACCATAAAGGTTTAAAGTAAACGGGTCTGTATCTTCGATAAGACGAATTGTACCTTTAATACCTTGCTCGTTTTCATAGGGAACAACTTCAGGTTGCTTAGTCTTAACTACCTTGCCTTCTAGAAATGCATAGGCTTCTTCCAAAGTAGAGAACTTCTTGTATTGAGCCTTAGGGAGTCCAATTACAATAGCCTTGCACTCGTCCCAAGTATTTACTACTTGGTTTGTGTTTTTGATAGCGTAATAAAATGTTTTAACCATATTAGAACCTACTTCATACCCAACCCGACGGCTTTAGAGTATTCCTTAGGATTTGTGATTCGGAATAGTCTGTCGAATAAGTAACTGAGTAAGTCTAGGGAGTCAGAAGTTTCTTCTTGACTATTAAAAGGTTCAGATAGGAATATGTATGTTAAACCTAGCATTACAGACATTAAAATGACTGCGATTAAGACTAGAAGTGCTAAGAAAATAACTTCATAAGGAACACTTAACTTCATAGTATTGTACAATGACCTTGAGAAATAGGATAAAGTAACGAGAAAGACAAGCATTACAGAACTTGTCACTAGTTTAGATTTTAGAACTGTAAACCTGATTTTAATATTAGACATCTAGATACCCCTTTATAAAACGATAGTAATTAAATAAACCATATTTAAAATATTTTGCGAAGTCTGGCATAACATCTTCATAATCCTTATCTAATGTTTTACCGTCCTTTAATGCAAACCTAAGAGCAAACAATACACAGAAAATAAATATGATATAAGCTATTCCAGTAATGTAGTCGTCATTAGAGATACTTCCCCATAAAAGAAACAAAGGATAACTAGAACACCAAAGCAATCTTGCTACATTAGATAGTAAATTTAGTTTAATTACAGAACGTACTCCCATTGTTGTAGGCTTCTTAAATGAGATACACCACGGAGTTAAGCATAAGCTCCAATAAATCAAACTAATTACTATTTGACTGACATATAGAATGTAAGCAGTTAATACTACCAAATAAACTATATTAACCATTTTCTTCCCCTTTATTCTTCATTCTTTTAGACAACTCATCTAAGGCAATTGCTTTGATATAAGCGTCCTCAAAAACTAACATAAGTATTTGCTCCATTGTATAAGTTACTTGCTGGAATACCCCTTGTTTCTTCGTGTAGTCAAACGAGAACAAAATGATAGTAATCTGAAGATAGATCACTAATGCAAAAGCAAGTGCTAAGTCTTCTTCTAAAGTCCTTAAAAATTGAGAGTGACCTAGTGTAGAAATATATACTAGGACTGCTGCAAAGATAAACTCAACTGCAATCCTAGGAAATAATGCCCTAAACTTACTTTTCATTGAAATCATTGTTGATACCCACTACTCTATACCCTCTAGCTTAGACTCTTCTACCAAAAGTTTTAGCAACTCTATAATACTTTCAATGCTTTTATCGAACTGTTCTTTACTTCCTAAGTTAGATGTTAAGATTTGAGCCTCGTTGAGAATCATTTTCTGAGTTACATTTAAGTCTGGGAAGTTTTCTTCAGACACTTCTGGGACGAGTTCAAAGTAATTGTCTTGACTACCCACTAAGGGACGACACAATCTAAGGTACTCATAAGACTCACTAGCCTTCTTTGCCCAGTTGATTGCCTTTTCTAAGTCCTGCAACCCACCCTTATGTTTGTAGCGAATGACATACTCAACTACCGTTGCAATAGTATGAGGAAACAAAGACCGCAAAGTAAAGTCCCAAGACTCAATCTTGTTTTGCATATAACGTTCTGGATGAAGTAACTCTTCATTCTTTACATACTTATCTGACATAAAACTACCCCTTCATATTAGTTAGAATACAAAAATCCTTTTTGTTATAATCTTCTACAAACATGCTATACAGAAAGTAACTACTAGCATGATTTTCTATAAAATTGTTAAGCACTTTATTCAAAAACTGACCTATTCGTAAGGCTGAAATAGACGTAGCTGAACCAGTAATAACAAGAGAGTATAAAAACTCATTTTCCTTGTAACCTTGCTGGTTCTTAGCATTGGAGCCAAGAATAGGATTTAGAGATACTAAAATACGTTCATTAGAAAAACCATCTTCCACTAATAGACTAGTTTTAAAGCTATCAGCTAGAGAACTATCGTCAATTAACTTTGGAAAGATAATATTTGCTAATAAACTTACGTTAAATTCGGTCATTTAAAGCCCCTTTACTTCCAAATAGGTGGAGTCATCTCTACAAGTAATACCCCATAGTGACTAAAAACTAGATATGTTAGAACCACTAAACCAATAGTGTTGTAAACAGTTAAACCTACTCCCAAGTTTTTGTCGAAACTCTCCTGTAAAGAAGAGTAAGACTCAAAGTAAACTGCAACAAAGAGCCAAGTAAGAATTAGCACTGCGAATACAGGAAGTAACACATACTTAGCACCAAAGATACACGTTGTAACCATACCCAAGATAATTCAAGTAGGTAAAGCAAGGATTGGACTCCAACAAGTGTATAAATTTAATGCATTCTTTAAAGATTGTCCCATAATAAACTCCTACTTCTTTTCAATTATATAAACACATTTTGTGTCAAAAGGAACTGAATCCAACTTAAAGTATTTCTGTAAATAAGCTAGATAACTATCATCTTTAGATGTGTAGCTATCCTGTAACTCTAAGCAGTCCTTCCAAGGATAAAGAATCCACTTATTAAGCGCCCCAGTAATACTATACTGTTCTTTCGACTCTCGGCTCAAAGACTTCAAACCCCAAACTGTATGGAAGATAAGCTCATAAGCATCTTTTATGGTAGTTACGATAGAACCGTCTTCTTTGGTCTCAACGTCACCGATAATTGAGTTTCTTTGTAGCTCATGAATCCAAGTATTTATCTCTTCCAAAGCTAGAGTTGATACAGGTTGGAGAGTAAAAGATTCAGACTCATCGTCTGGGTTTGCCCAATCACGAATAATTAAAGAACCACCTGTTTTTAGACAACCGACGAGCATTGAGATGGTTTCTGTACGTTCTTGACGAGTTAAGTAACTCATAATCTCGTGGAAAACACTTGATAGGTAGATAACGTCAAACTTGATGGTTTGTTCTAACAAGTCAGACTCAGTTAGGACAGATACCCCCATGCGAGATAACTCAGTTTGGACAATCAAAGAAATGTCGTAAGCATAATAGTTAGCTCCAGTTGAAACTACCTCAGATATAAACTCAGAAGAAACACCTGAACCAAAATCTAAAATATTAATACCTTTACCTAAAAAGGGTTCTACCACTTTAAATTTTGAATTTGCAGTTTTATTCATTCTCTGCATATAACTATCACTACTATTTAAATAATTATCCATAAATACTCCACTTCTTATATTTATGTACCTTGCAGGACTCGAACCTACGGTCACTCGGTTATGAGCCGAGAGCTTTACCATCTAAGCTAAAGGTACTTAAGTTTGTTAGCTGTTACTAGACTTCCATTTTTGAAGAAATCTGATAACTTGTTCAACTTCTGACCTAGTCAAATCGTACGTTCCCCAGTCATAAGAGCCTTTAGTTTGGCAAGTAATGGTCACACCTTCGTTGCCACCTTCTAGACTCAAGTCTCCGTCTCTATTTTCAAAATCTATTTGATACATAATTATACCCCAATGTTTTTTATTTTTAATGCACCCTACTGGACTCGAACCAGTATCGGAGGATTAGAAGTCCTCTGCACTATCCTGTTGTGCTAAGGGTGCTTCGAGGGGGAGATAAAACCCCCAAGAGTTATATGGCTTCCGTAAGCTAACTAAACTAGTAACCTACAAGATATATTCTACCAAACTTTTAGTTTACTTGCAAGCTCAATTAAAGAATAAAATACAACTAGAAATAAACCTAGTTGTATATACTTGACTACTCAGAATGGAACTCTCTCATTCTAGGTACTGGCTTAGCTAATTCATAATAGCTATTACCTAGAGAAGTCAGTTGTTCTTTTGTTGAGTAGGACTTTGTCATAATTTTTTTCTAAATAAAGTGTTGGTTTACGAGTTTCCTCATCGTAATATAGCTGGTTTAGGTAGGTTGAGGGAAACAAATAGATAATGTGGTCT